TAAATCTTTAAAAGAAAAAAGCGATGAAGAAGGTATCCCCATCGCTCATCAGGTCAGAACTGCTATAAACCAATATATAAAAAACTAAATTTTAGAATGTTTACCTTTTTCTATTAACCAGTCAAATTTTTTTACACTTAATTCACAAGTCTGGCAATGTAAGCTAGTCCAGGCAAGATGATAGATAGTCTTCAATGAATTACAATTAGGGCATTTAATTGTAGCTCCAGAGTATCTTTTACATCTGGAGTAACGTGTGACAGGTACGAATTCAGTCATTTTTTTCCTTTTTAAAAAGTGTAATCAGTTCTTCATATTCTTTATCTGAATAAGATCTTTTATCTTCTGGAACAAAATCAGACCAATCGCAACCATCAGCCCTGATTTCTAAATCAGTGCCATTAAATTTATATTGAAATTCTGCACCATCAACTTTTGAAATAAATTTTTTAATCATAATTAATTACCAATTAAAAGGATTTCCTTTACCATGAGATTCCTGTTTACTTCGCAAAGCATCTCTATCTCTTTTCTGTGGTGTGATGATATATTCTGCATCACTGAATGAACTGTCTCCATCAGGTGTTGGATCAAAATAAATTATTTCATCCAATGAATCAACAATCTCATAAAGTTTCTCTTCAAAGCTGAAAACCTCCCAATCTCTATCAGGTGGACTTTTTTTTAATTCTTCCCGGATATATTTATCAAGAGAATCTCTGATTTCTTCTAATTTAGTTTTCATTTTTTAATCTCCATATAAGGTGTTTTAGTTTCATATAAATCTTTATTATGATCCCACCAGAGATCGATAATATATTTTTGATTATCAAAAAAATAACCTCTATCTGATTCTCTACATTCTTCAATGTAGAACTCAATAAAAGGTTCATAATAATCTGGATGTAGATTATTATCTTTAGCTAATTCTTTAGCAGCATCAGAACAATGTTCTTCAAACTTTTCATTGACATAAAGATTGTCATAAGTTTCTAAAGTTTGGTTTTCTAATGGGTTGTCAATCATTCTTCATCCTCCTCATAAATTGGGTCTGGTTCTTCTTCTAAATCAATGTCAGCTGGTGCATAATCTTTAATGCATTCCAAGAAATCAATAATTGCGTCATTGCTTTTTTCATCAAAATCATTTGATGTATTGCTTACGCATTGATCAATAAATTCATAAAGTTTCATTTTCGTTAGCGAATTCGTGTTTAAAATTGTTTTAAAATCTTAAGAAGATCATTTCTTAAGTTTCGTTTTAATGTCGGATCAGTTTCTGTATCATAATCTTTTTCAAGATCTGCAATAAGACGTTTCTTAAGCTGGATTTTAATCTGCCTTTCAGTTTCGATAATACAGGCACCACTTACAAAATCTTCATCTGATAATTGATCCTGTGCAACATCGTAATATGTATAAAAAGTTGATTTATGAACTCCTGGATAATCATCAATCATTTTTTTAATGATCTCAGGCTTCTGTAAATCATCTTTTATACATTCTTTAATCGCTGCAATACAATCATCCCTTGATGCATTTTTATTTGTCATCTTCCTTATCCTGGTACTTGTATTCCTTGTTATAGAACTTTTTATGATTATTAAAATGTTCTTCAGATAACGTACGAAATAAATCAAAAATATCTTCTGATTCAATCAAAACTTCAGAATGATCCTGCTCTTTATGTTTATCGCAATCAATTCCCATATTTTGTTTAAATAGACACCAATGTCCATTTTCATCATGAAATAATTGATAAACACCTAATAAACCTAAAGTAGGTTTTCTGTTGGCTACTGATTCATCATATGCATCAAAAAATTTTGCAAAGATAAATTCACTTTCAGTTCTTTTCATTTAATCAACCTCCATTTTTTGAATTAATACGTCATATGCTTTTTTTATTTCATGTTCCAATGAATAACCGTCAGCAGTTGAAATTTCTATTGCGTTGATATCCAAATTATTTATAAGGTATGAAAGAACATTTTTACCTTTATTGGTAATACTTTCAAAACGTGTTATATCTTTCTGTTTGAAAGTTGTAATTTTAATATCATAAATCCCGGCACTTTCGCCTATAAGAGGATCTATGTCATAAATAGATCTTTTGTTTTCATTCATAATTAAATGATATAAAGTTATGCATTCATGATATCATATTATTAGTAAACTAATCAAATTTTCGCCCTAATTCGCCCTAATATGAGCTACATCAAACAATTCATTCATGATCACAACATCGTTACTAATGATCAGCTTAAAAAGCACTTAACCAGGTTAAATAAGTTTGAATCAAGTGATAAAAACTTAGATATCCTGATTAATTTACTTTTGATTAATTACTTAAGATCTAAACACTAGCTAGTTTTTTATTACGTTTAATAAGTTTTAAAGCTTCACCAGCTTCTGATCCTTTTTCTTGCATCCCATGTAACAACAATGCAAAAGGTTTATTTCCAAAACAAAGAGAGTCATCTTTATCTATTTTTAAATTAAGTTTCTTTGCTTCGTCTTCACTAAATACAACTTTACTGTATTTAGTAAAATATCCTTGGTCTATAAGATAATCATATTTAGAACCATATGAAGCCACCATATAAAAATTATTAGGCAGTAATACTTCCAAGAAAAAATCAAGTGATTTACTATAACAATAAAATTTTATATCTTGATTTAACTTGGCTACATTTAACCAAGCCTGTAAATATAAAGGATGATAAAAATCTCCTGACTCATGTATCCTGACTTTAGTAATATTCTTTCTATTAGCTTGAATAGATCTATTAATTAAATCAGTTAATCCTTTTAAATCTTTTTTAATAACATAACTATTAATTAAATCAAAATTATATTTCCTTGATTTAAAAACATTTGGGTATCTTAATTCTTCACTTGCTGCAAAGCATGTAAACATACTTTCAGGACCTCTATTAAGTATTCTTTTATCATCTTTCAAAGTAACCCATGCCTTGCAGGCATTACTTCCAGGGCATGTTATACCAGCTGAAATTGACAGTATCAAAGTATCTTTTGATAACTTTGCATTGCCTTTACTCATTTTTAAAATCATTTTTATTATCTCCTAAACTAATTTATTTTTTTTAACATCGATAACTGCTAATTTTTTATTATCGTCATATCTTACATTTAAATATTCTATATTCATTTTTTTTACATCATCTTTATTAAATAATCTTCCATTATCTGGAGATACAAAATTCATATTATAAAAGTCTTTTTTACTTTCATAATATTCAAATATCTGTTTTTTATTTTTTAAAACAGCATATTGAGCTGGGATGCAAGTTACATTAATCATTTTTTTTAATTAAATAAGTTTAAAGTTTTAAAAGAAGTTTTTACACTTCTAATATTTATTATAATATATATTTGATATATTTAAATATCATTTATAGATATAAATTTAAGTTTCTTAGTATCAAATATTAGATTTCCTATTACATCTTCATAAATATAAAGTAATCGTATTTTTTCCAGGTTAACTTCTTTTTTACTTATATAATGTCCATTCTCATAACTGTCTTTATCGTAGAAATATTCTCCATTAAGATAATCTTTTTTAAAATCTTCTTTATCTTTATATTTTTTTTCATAAATACTTATAGTTCTTGATTTTAAAGAAAAACAATAATTATTAAATAATTCTATATCGATTTGTTTTGATACTTCATTACATAACTTAATTTCTTCTTTCGTACTCTCTTTCATATCTTCACTCTCATTTTTCCAGGTCGGATCACTCTCTCTTAACTCTAATAGCTCTAAGTGATCTCTCACTAAGTCATCGATAAAATTTAATAAATCTGGCTTCATAATAATTAAATAAATAAATGAATGAATAAGAAACTAATAAAATAGTTTCATAAAAGGATATTACTAATATCCCTTTAAGCAACTATTATTATTTTTTTTATTCTTCTTCTATTTGTGTAATTCTTTTTATTACTTCTCCTACACTTTCACAACTTATAGAATCACAACTTTTAAAAACATTTTCACATATCTCAAAAGTATTAAATAATTCATTATCAACATCACTAATTTCAGAATTAGGTAAGTATATTGTCATACAATGATTATCATTAATATTTTTACTAATACTTGCCGTACAATCATTGCCATAAACTGAATCATACCATTCTTCACCTAAACTATTTAATAGTTCTTTCATTAAAGGTATATATAATTTAGGGTTATGGTGTTTATATTGTCTCCACATAATTTAATTCTCCCTTTCTTCTAAAGTTTCTTTTATTCCTTTTAATCCTATTGGTGTATCTTCTAATAATTCTCCATTACACCATTTATATAATTCTTTCTCTATTGGTTCTAATTTCTCATCTTGATATGTTGTTCTATCTAATCCAACACTAAATAATCCATTCTCTAAAATTTCTAAATGTCCACCTTTTTTATATATTCTTATTCTTATAGTCTCATCATGTAAATTATCTCCCAAATCATAAATTACACCATATTTTAATAATATATCTCTATTCTCTTTTTTATTCTCAACTTCAAAATAATCTTTTTTCCATTCTTGAAAAGATAAATAAGTGTTTTTAGTTTCCATTGTTTTAATTAAATAATTTTGAATAAAAAAAACTAACTCATTTAAGAGTTAGCCTTTTTAATGGCAATATCCCAAGAGTCTTTCTCAGATATTGGATGGTTGATTTCTTCTTTTTTCAATAGGTCTTCCTCTTGTATAGAAAATAATTTATTGAATAAAGTTTCATAAAATTCTTTTTTACTACCAATATGTTTAATTTGATATTCTTTGGTAGAAACAATAGCTAATACAATTTCATTGTATTCTTCAGCATTTAAAAATTTCATAGTTAAATTTGATTTAATAAGGTTTGTACTTGATTGCTTCTTTGCTCCAATCTTACTTTGATTGTGTTTGAAATAACCAAACTTTGCCAAAATAGAATTAAAAAACAACTTAAAAAAATAATTGATCGTGTCATGATTAATTAAATGAAAGTGAATAATTTTAATGTATTTAGCTTTATTAACTCTCTAAGAGTATTAAAGCTTAGATAAGCTTATTTAACTTGGAAAGATAAATAAGATTATTTAAGAAGAGTTAAATACTAGTAAATACTTAAGTCTTCACTATTAATGATATCACAATATATCAGTTATTGCTATGGATATTAAAGAAATTTTTTATTTATTTTTATAGCTAGGGGTGGGCTTGCGACCCAGGAAAAATTTTTGCGTGCGTGGGTAACTTAAATATATTGTTAAAATCTTTATTGCTTTGGTTCTATGCGGATAGCGAGTTCTGGAGCTTGAATATTTACTGTTTCTACTGATTCACCAACTACTTTACCTAGGGAATCTAAGATTTGTGCTGCTGTTTGTAATTGACCTTTTGATATAGCTTTGTTAAAAAGTCGCATACGCATTGCTTGTAAGCGAGGAATCATTTTATCTCTTTCTTTAAGCCAATCTTCATCATTCCATTCTTTAACTTTTTTCCAGTCTTGCCAACCTGTTACTAGGGAAATGCCTTCTTTTTGAGAATGTTCTATAACTAGTTGTCTGGTAGTTTTACCTTCTAGCTGTTTGGAGTATAATCTTTGGCAACGAGCTTCTATGACTGCTCTTGAGTTGGAGCCTCCTGTGTACTTTTGTACTCTGGGTTTACGTTGAGGAGCTGGAAGATCGTAGTTTAGATTGTTTATGAAAGATTCAGCCACGATGGAGGTTGTGATGGGGGTTATTATTCTGATAATAGCCTTAAAAGTATGAAATGCGAAAGAAAATGAGTAATATTATGAAAAAAAGGGTTATATGAGCCTAAATGAGGTCAGTTTAAGGTATGCACAGGGGGAGGTGTTTAAAAGTGAGAAAAGATTTCGGGTGTTGGTTGCTGGAAGAAGGTTTGGAAAGTCGTATCTTTCTTGTATTGAATTACTAAGAGGAGCTATTGAGAGGCCAGGGGAAGTATATTTCTATTGTGCTCCTACTTATCGTATGGCAAAGGATATTGCATGGAAGGAATTGAAGAGATTAGTGCCTAAGACTTGGATTCAAAGCAAGAATGAGACAGATTTGAGGATTGATTTGATAAATGGATCGAGTATTGAGTTAAAGGGAACTGAAAATGCGATGGCATTGAGGGGTAGAAGTTTAGCGGGAGTTGTATTGGATGAAGCTGCGTTTATGGAACGAGATGTGTGGGCGGAGGTTATCAGACCTGCATTGGCTGATAAGCAGGGGTGGGCGTTGTTTATTAGTACACCTGACGGTACTGCCAGTTGGTTTTATGATATGTGGTGTTTTTGTGGTGAACAGGAGTGGGATGATTGGCAGAGGTGGAGCTTTACTACTATTGAAGGGGGTAATGTTAAGGAAGAAGAAGTTGAAGCAGCTAGAGGTCAGTTAGATGCGAGAACATTCAGACAGGAATTTGAGGCCAGTTTTGAGAACTTAACTGGATTGGTTGCTATTAGTTTTAGTGATGAGAATATTGATAAGGAAGTACAGGATTTACATATGATGCCCTTGTTATTGGGCTTGGATTTTAATGTTGATCCTATGGCCGGAATATGTGCTGTGAAGCATAATGATACACTATATGTCTTCGATGAGATTATGCTGACAGGAGGTGCTACCACTTGGGATTTTGCAGAGGAAGTTGTCAGAAGATATGGGGTGGATAGAAGAGTGATTGCCTGTCCTGACCCTACTGGTAGTGCAAGAAAAACTAGTGGAGTGGGAGTTACAGATCATACGATCTTAAGAAGAAATGGTTTTACTGTTATGAGTCCTAGATCTCCTTGGAGAATTAGAGATAAGATAACTGCTGTTAATACTGCTTTGTATGATGCTGATGGTACAAGAAGGACTTTGATACACCCTAGATGTAAAGAATTAATAAAAGCACTGAGAACTTTGACATATGCACCAAATACTGGTCTTCCTAATAAAAACTTGGGAGTTGACCATGCATTTGATGCTTTTGGTTATCTTTGTCTACAGCAATTCAACCTTGCCAAACCAGAGACACTGGGGCAGACTTCGTTTAGAATATATTAGAACTACCTAATTCTTACTATGCCTTATCACACTGGGATGAAAAAGAAAAAGAAAAAAAAGAAAGGAGGTAAAAAGAGAAGTGAATGTTCCTGTAAATAAAGCGTTATACTCTAGGGTAAAAGCAGAGGCTAAACGTAAATTTAAAGTTTATCCTTCTGCTTATGCCAATGCGTGGCTTGTACGAGAGTACAAAAAACGTGGAGGAACTTATCGCACGGAGAGTAAACGTGGCAAGAAGTAGTGGTGGTCTTACACGCTGGTTTAAGGAAAACTGGGTTGATGTAAAAACTGGTAAACCTTGTGGCCGTAAAAAAGGCGAAAAACGAGGTTATCCTGCCTGTAGACCCAGTAAACGTGTATCAAGTAAGACACCTAAGACTACTGGAGAAATGTCAAGTGCTGAAAAAGCAAGATTTAAGCGTGAAAAAACCAGTAGTGCTAAAATAAAGTATCAACATAGACGTAAAAAATCCACTAAAAGGAGTAAAAAATGACTGAAATCACACCAGAAATGCTTGACATCATCGAAAAAGTCAAAGGTAAACGTAATCCTGCACTTTGGGATCCTAGATGTGAACAATATATGAGAAATAACAGTAAAGGTACTGTAAAAAAGTCAACTACAAGTTAAACTATTTATAAATACTCTTTTTTCTTGGAACAATGGCATTTTTTCGTGGCGAAGAAGGATCTGTTAAATTTAAAAATGGATCTGGAACAACTGAAGCAGTTGTGTCTACTACTGGTTGGTCACTTGATATAACAAAAGAC